CTGCCGCCCCTGTATCATATTCTATGTTTTGTTTGTTAAATTGAATTGTTTTCCACATTTAAATTACATCCTTTTTAGTTTTATACCCTTTGTAGTAACAGTTGATATTACTTTTAGTTACGTTGATGAATCTGTATTTTTCTAAGTCTAGTGTGTTTATTTTTTCTAGGATCTCATCTAGTTTGTTGTTGATTATATCTACGAAATCTAATTTACTAGCTTTAATATTTATTAGTAAATATCCTCCGTCTAAATTGTGGTAATTATTGTCTGCAGAGTGATTAGATAATCTCACTGAGTAATTCCCAAAATCTTTATAAGCACTATCTTTCATGCTTGATAAATTCCATCCTTCTAGTTTTGAGAACTCTTCTGAAAGTTCATCCATTTTTTTAGCATATTCTCTACGTTGGTTATCTGTAGCTGTAAAGCTACGTTTTCTATAAGCGTTGTATTTTCTTCTTCCAAATCTCATTTTTATTTACCTCTCTTCTTATCTTTTACAATTATATTTTATCACGCTCGAGCGTGAATGTCAATAGATATTTTAAACTTTTTTAACGGAAATTTTAAAATATTTCTATCTCAATAGACATAAAAAAAAGACCTACCAAAATTAATTGGTAGGTAATAACAAATAAGGGAGTTAATATGAAAAGTTTGTTAAGCTTAACACATATATTATATCATATTTCCTGGTTATGATTAAAGGGTTCAAAACAAGGAAATAAAAAAAGAAGCCTAGCAATTAAGCTAGGCTTTAGGGAATAAAGTATGAAAAATATTCATCTATAAATATTTTACCACTAATTATATTTAATTACAAGTATCTCCATGTTCCATAGTCAGTACCTGAAGCTAATTCCATGCTCGCTACATATCTACGTTCTCCACTGTTAGAGATGTAAGATATCCACTCATAACCATTAGCATAACAATATTCAGTATAGTTAAACTCCTCATTTTCATTATAACTTGCTACAACTTCAGCATCTAATGATGGGGCTGAGCGAACATTTAAATTAGGGACTTTAACAGTAAATACTCTTGGTCTATCTAGAGACTGTAAATCTGTAGTAACTGGGTTACTAGCTGGAGTATCGTCTACTGGGTAATAGAACCATCCTACAATACCTTCAAAATCTCTTGATATATATCTAGCAGGCCCTCCAACATATAAGCTATCCCAGTTGCCATCAACATTTTGTTCAATAGTTTTCATTGAATAACCGTCTGAATCTTCAATTACAAGTCCTGTATGTCCATATGAATGTCCTGCTGTATATGTAGTGTCCATTACAAATACAGCCCCTGCTCTTGGTTTACTGTTAAGATCTCCTACAACGTTATACTCAACTTTATAACCTAATGCTGCTGCACTGTTAAGCAAGTCTATCGCATTGCCCCACAATGTTTTCCCAAAGAAATAAGAGCTTAAATAGTTCGGTAAGTCTACACATTGAGTTCCATATGCTCCGTCTTGGTCAACACCTATTCCTAAATTTGCTATACGTCTTGCTTCGTTTACTAAATCTGTTGTTCTAACCATTATTCTTTTTCCTCCTAAATTTTGAATAAAATAAAAAGACTATTGTTAGTCTTGTTTTGGTTTATCATAAGTCAAGGCTTGTTCACTGTCTGAAAAGCCTTTTGTTGTTGGGTCGTTGACTATTCCAAACAGCCCTAGTATTAAAAATACTGTGTCAACAATTCCGTTAATGTTAGTGTTGAACATTTCAGTATTTAGATTGTAACCTAGCAACATTGCAACTTGTTTGACAAGTAATAGTAATGCTGCAATAAAAGCTATTACAAAGCGTTTATTCTTAAATCTTACTTTCCAATTTATCATATTTGTTCACCTCCTTTCCTAGTTCTGCGGCCACGGGTCGCTTGTTAAATAAGAGATAGAACTTATTCGTATATCTCCGATGTCTCTGTCTGTTGGTACAGGGTCTGTGAACTGAAATCTCAATTGGTTGTAATCTCCATTTCCACCTAAATACCATGTCCCATAAGAAACGCCTTTATCATTATATATATTACCAATAAGTGAAGCTTCAGCTCTATATCCTATTGGAATCCCACCATTTTGAATAATATAACAATTTCGTTCTCTATCAGAGCCTTGTAAAACATATCCTGCTCCGCCACGTCTTACGATACCGAACCAACCCCAGCTTAAGCCTCCGAACTGATACGATACAACATTGTTAACACGTCTTATTTTGACAAATGAATTTCCTAATTTCGAAACAGAAGGAAGTATTTTCCAGCCAGTATCTCCAATCAAAACTTCCCAACCTGTGTTACCTGTTCCAGATTTTTTTATCCATTTCAAAGCTCCGTTTGTTACTGCTTCATCTACATAAGTCGTTCCAACAGGTGCTGTAACTACTCCGTTTGGCATTCCTCGTCCGTGAATTTCCCAATTTTTAGCTTCAAGAACTTTTAATCGATTATCAAGTTCGGTTGTGTTGCCTGTGTTTCCGGTGTTGGTTGGTAAATATCTATTAATTGTTTTATTTGTGATTAATTCAATATTATCACTATCTCCAAATTCATAATCAGGAGTATATCCTTCTGGAATTGCTTTAGCTAACGTATATAAAGCTAAATCTAATTCAGTGAAAGTAAAATGACCTCTGTAAATTTTACGTTCATTAGCATTAACGAATACTCTCCCGTATAATGTATCATCACTTTTACTTCCTTTTACTATTTGTGAATATTCACGAGCGTTGTTAAATCCTGTAAAGTAAAAGGGAGAATCTGCTTTATTTAATTTAAAACTTATCTCTCCTTGTAAGTTTTCTATTTGTTTTTTAGTTGCAAAATCATTAGTGTCATCATTCCCACTAGATTTTATATACTCTTGATAATTTCTATTTGTTAGAATATCAACACGTTGATTTTCATCTTTATAATTATAATTATCCGGAAATACTTTAGCTAATGTATACATCATATCTTTAAAGTTTGTAAAACCATTTTTGCGGTATACTTTAGTTTCCGTTGCGTTTTTGTAGATATCTCCTATATATGTTTCTTTAACATCTTCGCTAAACCCCGTTGTGACTTCATTGAAATATTCTTCAACGCCTTTTTCGTTTGTTGAACTTCCCAAAACTCCACGGGTTGCACTTACAAACGTATCTAAATCAACATATTTTTCTTGACCTTCTTCATTTAAGAAAGCTTTTCTAAGTTGTTCTTTAGTGACAAGGTTGTCAACTGTTGGTTGACTGTTCCTAAGTTCGTCTAACTGTTCTTTAGTAGCAAGTCCGGAAATATCTTGGTGCTGTGTTAAGTAATGCTTATCTTCTAGTTGTGTATTTGTCACAAAGTTACTTGTATCTATGTTAGCTGTTGTTGGTCTATCTTCAAGTTCTTTGATTTTACGTTTAATTTCAGAATCATCATAACTTGATGTCACTGGTCTGTTCTCTAGTTGTGTAACTTTATTTTCAACAGTTTCAACAGATTGTTTTGTTGCAAAATTGCTAGTGTCAATAGTTAGTTGAGTTTTAAGCTCTTCTAGTTTACTATTAGAAACATAGTCAATAGGTAGTTCAGACTTTTTCGCATAGTCAACTAGACTTTGGTGTGTTGTTAAAAAACCTTTGCTATCTATCGTGTTGTTAACTATCTCTGTAACATTTGGCATTTCGCTTTTTAGTTGATAGTCATTAAGCGTTGCTGTTCTTACAACGTCTGAAATATCGCTAGTTCTTACAAACTCTGATAGGTCTGTTTTTAAAGCAAATGTATTTTTAGCTTTTTCTAGCTCTTCTGCTAGTACTTCTTTTGTTAACACGTCTAACTTATCAACTACTACACTATTTGCAAAATATCGCTCCTTAATAGGTAGGTTGTCTTTTAAATCATATTCAGACATCTTCACATCAAAAGAAAAACTGTAAACATCACTTTCTTTAGTTTCGTTCTTAAGAATGATGTAACAGTTTACTCTTTCGTTATCAGTTATTAAGCTAGTGTCAAACTTAAATTTAATCTTGTTATCTTCAATTTCCCCTTGAGTTTCCCAATATTTTATTGACTTAACAAACTTGAACAGTACTGTTATTTCTTCGTTAGTAAGTGTGTAATTATTAATTGTTAACTCAAACTCGTTGTTGTTTTTGTCATGAGAGTAAAGCTCGCAATTGCTGCGAACTTTAACTCTTTTATTTACTGTACTGTTAAATGTAAGTTGTATTTTTTTATCTATCATTTTTACCTCCTTTTTCAATAGGTAAATCCTTGAAACGTTCGAATACTTCGGTTACTACTCCGTTCCCTTCAAGGTCTTTATAAGAGTGGTATAGTGCTGTTATGTCCCTTAATTCTTTTAACGTGATATATCCACGTTCTATTAACTCATTCATATCTTTCAACAATCTATATTTGGTTATAGTCCTTGTTCCGTCTGCTGTCTTTTGCACTAAAATTTTAATCTCATTCAGACTATTAATTATATCTTTGAGATTATTGTTACCTTTTTCTAAATAGTGCTTAATAATCATAGTTATTGCAGATGCGACAAATCCGATAATAGCAATTAAAACACTATCACTCATTAGTTATGGTGTCGCTCCTCGTATTCTTTTTCAATTCTATCAACTTCCTCTTGAACAACTTCTCTTAAATTCCCTAAATTTGGCACATCATCAATAGTCTTAGCTTTTGTAATTATTTGTCTAACGTATAGTTGAGTTAAATAATCATTTTTTTTAAATCTTAATCTACTTGGTCTAATCACTTTCAATACCCCTTTCGCAACTTTAAATGTTTCCGTTATGTTCATCATTTTCCTTGTCCTCCTCGAACATATTCACAATTGTGTTAATTACGCTTGTCATAGCTTCGTCTAGCTGAGCTTTCGTGACATATCTATTTTTCTCATCTTCAATGTCATCTTTTCCGTCAACTTCTCTTGTCAAGATTATTTCTTTATATTTTTTAGGTTCTACATCTGGCTTCCATACGTCGACTGATTTATGGTCTTCTAGCACTTCGTATAACTTACCGTTATATTTAATCTTGTCGCCTGCTGAGTATTCAGTGTTTATTTCATAACTATCAAAAGCGTTAATTATTGTGTCTTTGTTATCGTTTATAACTTTAGCGTCTAACACATTCAACAACAGTGTCATGATTAATTTGTCGTTACCTTTGTTGACTTTTCCTACTAACTTACGTAACGCTTTGACTCTATCAGTAGGATCAACCTTATTATTTGCTAAGACTGATACTTCTTCTTTTAAGTTAGCATATTCAGTCACTAATGCCGGTGTAGTTTCGCCTGTAAACATTTGTTGAGCTAGTTGCTTTCTAACTTCTTCAAGAATTTCGCTATCGCTAGCAGTTGCAAATTTCCCAGGTAAATCTACACCTCCGTTTAAATAAACGCTACCGTTTCTTAACACGAACGTAACGTTTACTGAGCTATATCCACCCGCTGTCGGTGTAGCATTTCTATTTGTAATTTCTAACGCCATTATTTACCTCCTTGTAATTTCTCAACTAACTCCTTAAGCTCCTTATTTGAGTCGATTAAATCTTTTAACTTTTTATGTTCAGTGCTTAAGCTGTCATAAGCGATTTTATAATTTGCTAACTCAATAGTTTTTTCCGACAGCTCTTGTGCTATTAAGTGAATTGGTTGTAATTGATTATTTTCCATTTTTTAATACCTCGATTTCTTTTGTTAATTCTTGAATACCTTTAATTAAGTAAGGGATCATTTCAAACGCACTGTAGGACTTAATGTCGTCCGGCAACTGTTTGAAAGCAGGGTTTACATATTGTTCAACGTCTTGAGCCATGATACCACAGTCAATGTCTTTTATTTGACCGTCATATTCTTTAGTAAAGCTGTAAGTCTTAAGTTTGCTAAGGACTTCTAAAGCGTTGATTTTACTTTCTTTTATGTTTCTTTTGTAACGCCTGTCAGAAATTTCTTTATTTAATTCCCACCAGTCATAGCCATACGAACTGTAATATATATAAGCGAAACCGCCTTTTTGCTCGATTTTTTTATACTGTGGACTTGAGATCCACTGTCCTGAACCAAACTTTGTGCTATATTTAATTTCTCCAGTAACCCACAAGTCGTCATAGATTTCTGGGGCTTTCATAAATCTAGCTGTATTTTTACAATACATCTCACCAGTTTCTTTTACATACCACGCTTCCGGTCCTACTTTATCCCATCGTGCGCCCCAGTTAACCCACAACGCCGTTTGTCCCCATTCTCCTTTACCGTTAGACATTCCGACGTAGAATTGGTTTTCTCCAGTTAACCATGATCCTCCACCTTTTTCGTGACGTCCAATTTGGAAGCCTCCAAGATATCCTTTGTAGGCTCTTAAGAAATCAGCCTCTAATTGCGTTGCACTTATCTTAACCGATTTTAAATTTCTAATGAAGGCTTCTTTTGCAAATAGATTAGTAACTAACATATCGTTGACTAACAGCTTGTTAATCATTGCTTGGTCTACTTTTAAATGTTCTGCTTTAATTGCCTCTGTGTTAATATTCACAGACTCTATAGTCCCTGCTTTAATATGCCCACCTGTAATTGTTTCTCCAGCGATTTGTCTACCTTTAATTGATCCGTCTACAATTAATGTTGCATCTTTTTTCTTGAACAATTTTAGATTGTTTATCTGCATATTGATATTGTTAGTTTTACTAGCTTGTCTTAAGCTAAATTGATAATCTTTAATTCCTTCAAAATCTTCAAATAATCTATCTATGTCAAGCGTTATGTCAACTTTACCACGGTCTCTAGCTAACGCACCTCTTGAAATTAACGGAAAAGCGTATATTTTACCGTAAAAACTAGTTGACGTAACTGACATTATCAACTCAAACGTAAACGGTAATTCTCCGTCATAGTTTGTGTCAAATGACAACTGAAATCTATCACTTTTCAGCAACAAATCATTATCAATTAAATCTGTTATATCAATATACTCTTTGTTAAATTCAAAGCTTCGTCTTTTATCTAAATAAACTAAGTTGTCATATGCTGGACCAATCATCATTTTATTTGTGATTGCTTTAATTCCTTCTGGCTTTGCAACTAACATACTTGATATGGTGTTTCCATCAATAGTTGTTTCAGTTCCTAGAGCGATACCGTCTTCTGAAATTGTGATATCAGATTTCTTTAACGAATTACCAACAGAAGCGTTTATTTCGTTAATTCTAACATTAAATTCGCTTTTTGCTTTATCAATATCTTTTTTAACCTGTGCGCTAACTCCGTCAGCTGTGCTAGTTAACAATGTCTTTAATTCCTTGTTAGCAAACTCAGTTAACATTCCTTTATTGTTTAACCTAACCTTTGCCCAAAACTCACTTTTACTGTCTCTCATCTGTAAGTCAAGGTCTCGTATTTCTTTAAACACTCCAGTAAGGGCGTTAGGTTGTTTGATTGGAACTTCAAACGCTGTAGCGTCGTTACCTTTCTCGATTTGTAGGTGAGTAATTTGAGTTTCCCCGGCACACCCCATGTGATATAATTTTATTTTTTCGTTAGCTTTTGTAGGTGTAAAAGTGTGTTGAAATTTACTATTTCTAAAGTCAGCAGCTCGTTTATTTCCGTTGATTTCTATATCCATTTAATCACCTACCTTTCAAAAAATTTAACAGTAACATTTGTTATGCTTGTTAAATTATCCCATTGCATTTTTTTAATAAAAGCAGCTTGATTACTTAACGTGATATTGTATTTATAGTTCTCAAATACAATGCTTGTAAGTCCTTCTAACTCCTCATCATTAAATGTTACACGTCTTATTGCTGTTGTATTAGTGAACCTATTGTCATTAGCAACTAATATTAATTTATCTTGTTTAATTTCCACATAGCAGCCTTCTAGATATTTTAGTAAATCTTTTTGCCATACTAACTTATTACCTACATATCGTTTTTCGACTTCCTTATTTCCGACTAATAATTTTACTCGTTCCATAAGTTCACCTACTTCACAATGTCGTAAATAGTGTTGTTATCTTTTACTGCTAGTGCGTTATATTGTTGTTCAGTTCCACACCAATATTTAAGAGATTGTCCGTTCTGTTGATTTAATATTGTGTTGCCTTTTAAATCCTCAATATTGGGTTGCCATCTAGAAGGTACCTCAACTCCAAAGCTTATGTATGGCTCTGCAATTTTGAAATGTCCGTTTTTAATAAAATATAGGAAAAACCAGTTTGTTTCATTACCAAAATCAATATTTTCAGTAATTGTGAATGTTTCTTCATATACTATCCATTTATCTTTTGGCAAATTACTTAAATTAATTCCTTTTAATGTTTTATTGATACTATGCTTTTTAATAGCTAAATATAATCCGTCTAGATGTGAATCAGAGTAAATATATATTGGCATTCTCAATACTAGTTTGTCTCCTTGTTTAAAACTGGTTTGAGTTGTGTCTATTTGAACACCAGCCCATGTATTACTTGTTGCTCCACTTTTCCTAACATCTAAACTATTGTGCCCGTTATAATCATTAACTACTATCGATAAATTTGGACTACTAGATGTTATGATATTTGTATTAGGAAACAGTGAGTTAACTATTAAATTGTAATTACCAACTACAGCATCTTTTCCCTTATCTCCTTTTATAGACTCTTTTTCAGATTGCGATAATGATTGAAACGTTACAACACCGTCTCTTCCTGCTGGTCCTTCTGGTCCTTGTATCCCTTGGTCACCCTTAACGCCTGCTAAGTATTTCAAGTCGCTAAATCTATCACGACCATTACCGACCTTAGCTTTTCCCGTTTCGGTCTCAATTCCAATTTCTCCGTCTAACAATATTAATTCGCTAAACTCCCAATCACTAACACTCATTCTTTTGTGTTGCACTCTTATTGGTATTTTTTCTGCCATTTATTTATTTTCCTCCTCCATCAAAAATATATGTCGGATTTTCACTCCAACTTCCTTCAATGTCATTTTCGTTTCCATCTGCATATTCAAGATAAACAATAGGTACTAATATTGTTGCAGCATTTCTTATTAATGTAGGTGTATTTAATTCTTTAAACCATTTACTAGCTACTTTGATATAATATTCAGAGTCATATATTCTTAAATATTTAGCTTCTTGTTCTCCTACATTAAATTCATGTTCTCCTGTTGGGAATGCTCCATACTTATCAATCAACATAACGTTAGCTGCGTGTGGTAATGCTCGACTTAATCTCACAGTTACGTCATAAAAATCACGTTTTACACAAACAGCTTCCCAACTAATCGTATATTGTTGTCCTAGTTCAAAACCATCTCCGTTATGAGTTACCTCAATATATTCTGTACCTGGTGGAATATATCTCTCTGGAGAACCTTCTAATCTATTTTTACTGTAGATTACACTATCCTCTGTTCCCATCATTTTTATAGTTGCTTCTGAAATAGTTTTATTTTCTTCCACTTGCCTTCTTAAATCTTCAATACTAGAACTACTCATGTTATCTATCTTATGATTAAGTTCTGTAATACTGTTATTTATTTCTTCTCGTATTTCGTTTTTAACTACTTCTGCTTTAGCTTTAGAAACTTCAATACCATCTTCTATTTGTTTCTTAAATAACTCTTCTTTTTTCTCGAAAACTTTATTGACATTTTCTACTTGTTCTTTTACCTTCTTCGCAAAATCATATGATATTGCATCAGTGTATGCATTAGCTCTAAGTTCTGCTGTTTGCGAACTGCTAGATATTTCACTACCTAACTTACCTTCCTTACTACCTAACACAAAGCTTTTCCAACGTTCTAACATAGGATCATAATGTGTTTCCACAATACGTATTCTTTCATCAACATCATATTTAAGATATTTAAGAATAACTGTATCTCCTCTACTAATCTTTTCAGATAACTGTTCATAAGATACTTTAATTGAGTTCTTTGGCTTGTCTATATTTTCTTTTGTGAAATGTTCCATAGCCCACTCTTCAAGCTCTTCTGCGGTTTGTAGTTCATTGTTTGATACTGCCATTTCATTGATAAATGGATAGTCATTAATCAATGGACTTTCCACAACTAAGCTAATTGTTATTTCTTCATCAAGTGCTGCCATTTCTTCTTTTTGTTGAGCCTTGAGTTTATCTATCTCAGCTTTTCTTTTATCTGCTTGTGCTTGACTTTCTAATTTACGTTGTGCAGCTTTAACATCTCTATCTCTGTATTTATTAGCAACTTCATTAGCAATCTGTGAGTAAGATTTAACAGTGTGTCCACTACGTTTAGTTTTCTTAGTTTGCTTAGATAATTCACGAGCATAACGACTGTTAATCTCTTCTTGCATTTGCTGTGATTTTTTCTTTGCATTATACTCTTTAGAAGCTCGCTTTTGAGTTTCTCTTAATGCAGCTAACTCTTTCTTGTGTTGCTCTCTTAATTCCTTTTTATCTTCTTTATCTCCAACCTTGAAAGTTGATGTAACATACAATCTTGTTACTATATCATCTATGTTAGATGAGTTAACGAAAGAAGATATATTCTTAGCTGTAGTAAGTACTTCTTGAGTATCTGTTCCCAACTTCTTCAACACATTTATTTGAGAGTCGTGTAAATCTATATCTCCTTTAAATGTGTCTGCGATTTGTCCTAATAAATCAAATGCTGTTTTGCTTTGTGTGTCATTCTCATTTTTGAATGTAGCAAATGAATTAGTCTGTGTTATGTCGGACCAATATGTAAAGTCTTTTTCTTTTGATAAAAAATTAGCGTACCATTCATCTAACACTGTTTGACAATTTGAATCTAACCTAGCAAATTTACCTACTAATCGATTACTATAGTCAAAAGTCTTTTGGTACGCTGTTACTGTTATACTTTTATCATTTTCATTTACTTCTATATCTCTAATTCTAAATAGATTTGTACGATTATCTTCATTAGCTTTAACTATCATTCCTTTTTCTATCATGCTGTACATATCATTATCTACAGTAGGATATTTGAAAGTTAGCTTATAAGTTGAATTTAATACCCAGTGTATATCAGAGTCGTATGCATTATTTAACACAATTCCGTTGTATGTGAAGTCTTTTTCAAAGGGATCATATAAATATAACATTATGCAAACGCCCCCCATCTACACTCAATATCTACTTTAGTAATTCCTTGTCCGATAGATATTCCATTTTCTCCTGGTTTAACTTCAAAAAACGGACCTAGCATAACGCCATTTAAGAGATCCCCATTTTTATCAAATACATTTTGATGTCCTTGTTTACATTCAATTACTACTTTCTCTTTAATCTCTTTTAATCTGATTACTTGAGTTCCTATTGTTAAGGTTGTAGCTTCTGTTGTATTGCCATACACAGTTACTTTAGGATACATCTCAACATGTGAGGTATTGTTTAACACTCCATTACTAGTATATGTTTTTAAATCTTTATCTACGCTATACGAAAAAGGATTACAAGTAAACGTTACGTCTATTTCGTATTCATCTACTTCTCCTAATTTAGAACGTATTGCAGAAACTGTTAATACTTCATAATATCTATATGGATTATTAGAAGCTACTAGCTTTCCACTACCTTCTAACCATGCTAAAACACCATCTGTTTCTGATAAGCTAACACCATGTATAAGTAATTTATATGGTTTCTCAACTAATTCATAAGCGTTAGATGTCCTCACTACACCGCCTGACATATCATCTGATGTGAAAATTTTATCTTTCCTTTTTGCTTTATTAATTCCATCATTTTCAGTTACGTATATATCAAAAGGAAAGTCGGCAGTAGACTTCCCTTTAAACGTTAATTTATTAAAGTGTAACGGCATTTCTACCACCTCCAAAACTCATTGTTTGTACTTCCTTCATGCTTCTTACTAATTTTTGTTCTATTGTGTCAACTAACACATTGATATCTTCTTTATCGTTGATACTGTTTCCAGTGACATTAATTGTAACGTTAATTTCATTGCCATTACTTTTAGCTCCGTGTTCTGCCAATGCTCCACTTATACCTTTTATTTTTTCGCTAGTAGATAACGGTGTAATGTTAACTCCGTTCTTAGTTACTCTGAATAATTCTGGTCCAGCTTCTCCAACTATACCAGTATAATTAGGTTGTAAGCTTTCTGTCTGACCTATGTTTCCACCTCTTGCGAACATTCCTATATTTCCACCTGTTGCAAAGAATCCAGGAAAACTCGGGATACCAGACACACTACTCATTACTCGAACAACACTGACAACTTCACGAGGAATACTATTTAATAACCCTATAACTCCAGCGATTACACCACTAGCACTATCAATAGCACTTAATACTTTAGGTGGTGTAGGTGTTCCATTAAACGCATTTAAACTGCTTGTTGCTTGGTTAGTGAACGGCGTTGCGTTCCCTTGTGCCATAATTGATTTAGTTGGCGTGTCTGTCGCATTGAAACTATCAGCACTACTTTTAGCTTGGTCGATAAACGGTGTCGCATTACCTTGAGCCATAATCGATTTCACTGGTGTTTCTGTAGCGTTATATCCGTCTAAGCTAAATTTAGCTTGGTCAATTACTGCACTAGCGTTATCTGTTGCATTGATATTTTTATCTGGAACATTTAGTGACGCAAAATCTAACAGTTTGTTAAATGCTTTTGTGATGTTTGGTGTTGCTTCATCACGCAACATTATAGATTTAGGTGCTATTTCTGTATCTTTAAATTGACCTATTTTGCCGTTAACATTATCCAACGGCTGACTTGCTTGGTCTATAATTTGAACATTTTTAGGGTGTATTCCTATACCGTTTAAGAAATTCAAGTCATCTATAGTCATCTTAATAGTACGACCTTCATTTTCAGCAATTCTAACAGCCTTAACGATATCTGGCATTGCTAGTAAACGTTCATAGTCATTTTTAAAGTTAAATGCTATGTCTCCACCTTCAAACTCAATTCCGATTGACTTAATTCCACCGTCTTTAGCAGCCCATTCGTCAAGAGCTTTATTTAACTCTTGTACTTTCTTTTCAGCACTTCCTAGACCTTTGATATAAGTTTCTTTTGCCTGGTCGATAATACCCATTTGCTTATAAGCTGCTAATTGTGCTGTTGCTGCTGTATCGTCAAATGCTTCTTGTAGTATTTTCTGGGCTTCCTTACTTTCAGTAGCAGCTTCTGCAGCAGTTTTACCTACTTTTTTATAGGCTTCTCTTAACTGTTCTAACTCCGAACCTGTAAGTATTCTGTTTTCTCTAGCTGCGCTTGATAAAATATCGTTAATTGTATTTTGTGCGTTCTGAGTCTCTTTAACGATAGAGTCATAATGTTGACTTATTTGATCCTTTTGTTGGTTGTATAACTCTTCTGTAAGTAAGTTATTAGCTTTCTTCTGTTCTAAAGCTGACAACTCAGCCGCCTTACGTTGTTCTACACTTTGTACAGTTGCTGAAGTAATATCCGAAGCTGCTTTAATTTGAGCCATTGCATAGTCAGATGTAACAATTTTCCCTTTTCGATAAGTGTGTTCTAAACTCGCTAACGAATTCCCAACTAAGTTAGCTGCTACTTGCACACTTCCGGAAATTTGGTTAACTTCTTCATCTGATAAACTTAGTGCTTCTTTTAGTTGTTTTCTGAAACGTCCGTCAAACTGAAGTTTATACCATTTACCCTCTTGAAAGTTCTTGTTAATATTTTCCATAATTTCAGTGTTAGCTTGTTGAACTCGTTTTATTTCATTTTTAACAGCTTCTGAATTACGTTTCACAGCATCTCCCATGTGGTTAATAGAATTACCTGATTGTTCCGCACCTTTAATAACTGCATCATACCATTCTTTATACTTACCGTTTGTAAGTTCAATAGCTGCCTCGTGATTTCGACTGTGTTTGGTCATCTCTCTATATATCGCAGTCCCTACACCGACAAATGCAGCTCCTATTAATGCAGCACCCGCTACATAAGGGTTAGTCAATAATGTTGCCATACTTCCTGCTTTAGCTGCTTGTGTTCCGACTCCTGCTATAGATGTTGATAATTTAATCATGTCTCCAACCGACTTAGCTGTTGACATCTTACCAACCCATTTAACAAAGCTTCCGATAGCTTTCACACCACTACCAATACCTGTTGTCATTCTACCTAACACAGACATGAAAGGTCCAAAACCTAGAGTCGCTAGTTGCACTGCTGTTGGTAATTTGCTAAACCATAACATCATATTTCCTAGTGAGTTTACTAATGGTTTTGAAGCTGTTAACGCTTGTGCTAGTTTAGGTAATAATTGAGATCCCATTTCGATTGCCATTTTCTGAATCTCATTTTTTGCCATTTTCAATTTACTTGCACTAGTTTGATAACGGATAGCAGCCTCTTTAGTAAGTGCGTTGTTTTCTTTCCAACCTTTATTTGCAATATCTAACGCCTTACCAAGTCCACTATCTCCGTTTAATGCACCGGCTAAACGTTTGATAGCGTCGGCTTCACGAATACCTGTTATACCTAGACCAGATAACACATCATTGACGTTACCGCCATTTTCTTTAACTTCATTCAATCCTTTTAACAGTAGTTGTAATGCTTCTACCGGTCTAGCTTTGAATGCCTCAGCGAACTCATTAGCACTTACACCAGCGGCACTAGAGAATTTTTGCAAACTATCTCCACCACTTGCAACGGCGTTTTGCATTTTGTTCATAACCTGTGTCATTGCACTACCACCAGCCTCAGCCTCGATACCTACAGTACTTAATGCAGCTGCTAGTCCTAACACATCAGCCTCAGCCATGTTGGTTTGTTTACCCATACCAGATAGACGTTGTGCCATTTCCACAATAGCTCTTTCGTTTGTAGCGAAGTTATTCCCTAGTTCAACTATTGAGCTACCTAGATTTCTAATGTTGCCTTGACTAGTTCCCATAACAGCCATGAACTGTGCTAAACTTGTTGCACCTTCTTCAGCTGCTAAGTTAGTAGTCGCTCCTAAGTCAGCTATTGTTTTTGTAAAATCAACAATGTTTTCTGTCTTAATTCCTAATTGTCCGGCGACTTCCCCAATTCGTGAAAGTTCATTAGCACTTACTGGAATCTGTGTTGATAAGTCTAAGAAACTTTGTCTAATAGAGTCTAATTGCTGCGGTGTTCCGTTAACAGTTTTAACTACACCTGCGAACGCACTTTCAAAATCTATAGCAGCCTTACCAGCTAAAAACATTCCTGTTGTAAGTCCACCTGTTATCTTAGAAAAGCCGTCCCCAAAGTTCGACATTTTTTGACCGAATGCTTGCACACGTCCCCCAACATCATTAAAGCGTTGAGCCACGTCAGCCAATCGCCCTCCGTTATTTCTAAACGCTGTATGTGTTTGTTGCATTGCGTCACGCAGTTTATAAAAACCTGTCTCTGCGTTTGCTATTTTAGTAGGTAAAGACTGTAATTCTCTTTGCTGACTACTAAATGTCCCGTTAAGAGATTTAATTTGTGTTTCAAGTCCCTTAATCTCTTGTTGTGTTGCTTTATATGATTTCGACGTATTAGCTACAACATCTTTATATTTCATAGCCGCTGCACTCGTCTTACCGTATGTGTCTTGTAAATGTTTTAAATGTTCTTTTTGGCTTTGTAACAACGTTCCTGTTGTTTTCAAAGTCGATTGTTTTTGTCTTAATGAGCTAGATAATTTATCTATCTCTTTTGGTAGTTGAACGGTTGATTTTTTCAAGTCGTCATAACGAGATTTCAACAAGTTAACATTACTTGCTGATTGCTTCATCTGAGAACTTAAACCACTCATTTTAGCTTTATACACGTCATATGCTTTGCCACCACTACCTAACGAAGCGATATTACGTCTCGCTTCAGCTTGTAATTGTCTCAAGGCATTTTCACCTTGCTTAAGAGCTGAGGTAAAACTGCCAACTCCTTCGGCTGTCAATATGACACCGACTTTATCCATATATCCCGACAAATTTTTACCTCCTTGTTATAACAATTTACTAAAGTTCATTTCTTTTACTTCTTCCTGTTGAGTTTCTTCATGATTGAAATTCTCTTCTATATATCGGTTAATCATAAACACAATATATTCTAAGCTATAATCATACATAAACTCACTCTTAGTCATGTTAAACCAAGTTCGACATCTGTAAAATAAATCGTCCCAGTCTATTTCTTGCGGTTTTTCGCTTTTTGTTTTTTCGGTTTTCTCACTGGGTGTTCTGAAATATTCACTAGGTCTTCTACCGGTTTTTCTAAAATATGCTTTCCCTCGTCGCTATCATCAGTTATACCTAACATTTCTAACAATGTTGCTGTTTGGTCTCCATACATAGCTTCTTGGTATTTCAAAATAAATAACTCTAATTCAGTATCATTTACGTTTTCTAGTACTTCTTCTATTGTAGTTTTATACCCATTGGCTTTTAAAATTGAGACTAAAAATTTTGCTGTAGCTACATTTTTTTCTTTTAAATATACGTCATTCCATTCACCCTGCTTTATTCCAAAGTCAGCTTCTAAATGTAACCACACAGCTAGGTTTGATTTTAATTCAATTTCATTTCCTAAAATATCCGTTTTAAATGTCTTTACTGTTTTTGTAAATATACTCATCAATTACCTCCAAAAAAATAAAGAGCTAACAAATGTCAGCTCTTATAAATTATCCTGCTACAACTACTGTCTCATCAGTTGTTCCCGATTTAAGACATTGTTTAAGGGTTTCTGCGTCGTAGAAACCTTGTAATAATAGTTTTTCTCTATCATATTTATCAGTCTCACGTAAATCGATTTTACTGAATACTGATTTATCTTTACTTCCTACAACTGGATAAGCTTTGATTGTAACTTGTGTGATGTTTTCTTTCTTCTCATCTGTTTCAGTCTCAGCGTTGAAGTCTGGGTTTTCGATTTGACACACAGGGAAGTTGTAAATAATTTCTTTACCATCTTCATCAGTCACAGGGAACGCCCAACGGAACTGTTTGTAACGAGGTGAGTCACCTTGCACATATACTCCTGTAGCTAATTTTTTCATACCTGACATTTCCTCTAAGAATCCGTCCGGGAAGAATCCGATATCAACTGTCATTTCAACACTTGCAAATTTTACAATATCACGTGCCTTAATGTTTGATAGATATACTGTTTTTTCTTTAATTTGTCCTTTAAATGCTACTTTATCAATAGCGAACACTTCGTATGTTTTCTCATCATAAGTTAATCCTTGAGAGCTTGTTGCTTCTGTTTTAACTTTTTGTAAATATCCAGCTCCAACTCCTGTTAATAGAGCTTTGCTCACTGCTTCTTTTGTTACTACCATTTATTGTTCCTCCTAAGTATCTAATAATGCTTCTTTTACGTTTCTAGCAAAAGGATCTTTATGTTTCATTGCTGCAGGTCTTACGTGTGGATTTGGTGGTTTATAAACACGACCTTTGCCATATTTACGTCTACGTTTACCACCTTTTGAACGTCCTTTATGTCGTGAAAATCCAGCATGCCAACCTGTCTCATGGAAATATAAGTGTAGGTTAGGTCTGCCCGCCCAACCAATCTGACTTTCCATGTTACCGTGACTAGTTACAATACCTTCAATACCTGCACCAGTTTTTACTAAACCTTTACCTGCTGCTATTCCTTTTGCGTCTTCTTTTATTGCCTCAGCTTCTTCAACTATAACGCCGTTAACTTTGCCTGTATTACTCGCTATTTTCTCTAGTCTTGCTATTGCCTGTTCAAAACCGAACGTCTCCATTAAGAATATATCTCCAAATAATACATAAATTGTGTTTCCTTAGTATCCTCATCAACATCAATTATTTCGTGCCATTCACCCGTGTTGAGCGTAGTGCCTTCTAGTGCTGTTTGAATACTATTTAACACATCTGAACTATCTAAATCATGCGGTTTAACGTCAAACAGATTTAATTGAAAAGTGTTATGTTTTATAAATTTTTTGTTTGAACTGCGTTTTGACGTTGAGGCTACATGAAAATAAATTAGCTTAGGGAACTCCTCGTTGTCGCTGAGTCCATAAGCTAACGGGATATTCAGATTTAACTTTGTTATAGTCTCGAATATTAATTCTTTTGTACTCATTATTTAACCACCTCCACAAGTGATATTTCTGTTTCGTTTTTCACATGGTTGTGGTAGATCCTAGCAATCGTATATTTCTTATCATTAATTATCACAAATAGTTTACTTAACAAATAGTCGTTAATGTTAGTAAATAATCTGATTGCTATTCTCGTTGTAACTTCCGTGTCAACTTGCATTGACTGGTATTTTTCGTTAGCTGTTACACCTAAGTAACGAAACCAAAACTTACGTATCTCTTTTTCTTCGTGTTCAGCTAACTTAGTGTTAAATTTATCTTTTTTATGCTTATTCTCTACAAATTTAGCTATTCCGTCATTATAAGATTGGTTGATCCTGTATTGTCTCATCTGGTGTTACTTCTTCAATATATTCGTAGTCATAAGCTGATAAATTTTTTCTCATCTCTTCGTATCTTTCTTCTGAAACTTCAACGACGTCTCCTTCTCCATACAGGTGAGATGTGTGAATGTCTTGAAATTCTTTTAAAACTTTAATCTTCATTCGACAACCTCTCTTTCTCTAATTTAATTAACAGACTTGATATTTCTCCTAAAAAATTAATGTCAAAATATTCTAATTTATCGTTGTATTCATATCTTGCACGCTCAAACACTAATGATTTACCTTGCTCGTTGTTCTCAATGTCAAAGAATCCACATTTTTCACACAACACCGAATAAGAAAAAGACAACAACCTTTTTAGATTATCGTCTTCATCATCATGTAAGATATGCAGTTTATCCTTGAATTGTTTTAACAACGTTTCCGAAACATCAATCATAGTCTTACGCTCCAGCTACTAGTGTTAAGTCTTTTCCGAACTCTAATTTTACAACAGCTTCTTTATCTACTGCTTTAACGTCAAAGCGAGTGATTAAACGAGTGTCATAAGAGTTACGTGTAAATGATTTACCACCAACATCAGTTGATTTGATTTCTAATTCATTTAACTCATATACACGTACAGCTTCTTTTAAATCTCCTACGTATAGTGGGAATTTGTTAGCTGCTTCGTTTGGTAAGTGTGTATCAGGTAATACAATTACTTCTTTACCAAATAAAGTACGTTTTGTTGGATCTGTCACTACTGGTTGTAATAAGTAGTTTCCGTTTTTGTCTTTTAAGCTATCTAAAACGTTAAATCCTGATTGGTTAGTTAATACTTTTGTATTATCTAAAAAGATAGGATCTAGTGTTACGTTGAAAGCTTCTTTGATTTCATCAACTTTAGTGATTGCTTTTTTAGTTAGAGTTTTTAACACAGCAATAATTTCTTTGTTTTCTGTTACTACTTGTTTCTTCATGAACCATTTACCTAAGTAAGCAAGTAAGTTCTCTGGAGAGTCTTGTAATAGGAAACGTGATACTGGTAAGATTCCTCCGAAATCTTTAACTTTATAAGTGATTCTTTCGAACACTTCTGCGTTCATTTCTTGGATTTCTCCTAGTTCAGTAATGTTAGTAAGTCCAGTTAATTGACTTGTTTTTTCATATACTTCACTACCTGATGGAACTACTACTGAACGAACGTCCACATGGTCTTTTAATGATACAAATGAACGTCTGTACTCGTTAATTGCAGTTCTTACGTCTTCAGGTACTAAATATCCACCGTTTTCTCCTTCAGATTCTTTAAGTGGTCCAGCTGCATTAACAATACCTGATTTGATATAGTTTTTAACAGCTACTAGTCCTGTTTCTTCTTTTTTCTCTTCAGCTAAGTCAACTACTTTATCATCATTTTTATATGAGATTAAGTTTTGAATTGTTTCAATTTCTTTAGTATATCCTTTAATTTCTTCCATTAATTCGTTTGCTACTTCCATTTCTTTGTTGTTGATTGCATTTTCAGCAGCTGTAACTTTTTCAGCCTTTAATTGCATTAATTCTCTTAATTTTTTATTTGTATTCATTAGATTACCTCCAAAAATTCTAAATATTGTTTTGCTCGTTCTGATTGATATTCGTAATTTTCTTTTATCAATTCCTTAGGAGCGTTTTTAAATTTGTGTGCCTCTTCTTTTGTTAGACACGCTGCCATTTTTACTGGCTCTGAGATTTCGTCGCATAGTCCTAAGTTGAAACACTCTTCAGCATTTAACCAAGACTCTTTATCCATTAAATCTCTAATTGTTTTTTCGTCCGTTTTATCTTTAGCTTTCGCTAAATAAGTATTAACGATTGTGTCATTGATATGGTCTAAGTCATCAGCCATTTTTCGTAAGTCACCAGCATTTCCGTAAAGTCCAGTCCATGCGTTGTGAATCATCATCATTGCATTTTTTGGCATTACAACTTTATCAGCTGCCATTGCTATAACTGTTGCTATAGAGGCAGCTAAACCGTCAATATATGCTGTTACATATCCTTTATGGTTTTTAAGTAAAGTGTGAATCGCTTGACCGTCGAAAACATCTCCACCGTTAGAGTTAATATGTAAGTCAATGTTTTTCACATCTCCTATGCTTTTTAACTCCTCAGCAAAGAGTTGAGCTGTTGATTTATCTTCCCAGATGTCGTATCCAATATCTGAGTAAATGAATATCTCGACTCTATCATCATTTAAAGCCTTAATCTTCCACTTCTGCACTTGTTTTCGCACCTGCCTTCCACAGTTGGTATTCTTTTATTGTATCGACCGGAGCATAGTTCAATGACATAAATCTCATATCGCCATACTCTGAGTCTATTGTTGACATATCCTCTGAACGCAATATGTCGTTAATTGTGTAAACTCCTACGTGTTGCATTTTCTCATAGAACTCGGCTCGTGATTTTTGGTCAGCTCTTAGCTCAGCTTCCATATTGAATTTAAAATAAAAGCCTCTTTTTTTATCAAGATCCGTTAATATCTTAGAGTTTAGTTCTGACTCAATATTTGTTACATACGGTAACATTACGTTTTTTACGTAATCCATTGACTGGGTTAGTGCGTTAGAGTGAGTTAAACCGCTGTAGTCTCCATATTTGTATGGTGGAACTTTAAAAATACTAGCAATCTCCGCCTTGTTATATTTCATAGTCTCTATGAATTGTGCGTCAGATTGTGGTATTCCGACGCTTTGATAATCAATGTCGGGGTTTAATATTGCTACATTGTTATTTTCAAGGTGTTTTTTCCATGACTCAGCAACGGTTTCTTTATTTTCAGTAGTCAACGGTGTACGTGTAGATTTCAATATTGCTAACGGAATACCTTCCCTTTTGAATAAATTAGAAGCCATTTCACGCCCTTTTTGGTTTCCTTGAATACTTTCACGTAAGACTTGCACAGGTGAACGACCAATTAAACCGTTAATAGATAAGTTCTTAAAGTGTAGTAACTCTTCAGCGTTTAATGTTCTCGGTTTACCTTTATAAACCGTCTCGTAAGTTACCGTGTTCGTGTCTTCGTGGTAAAGCACTTTTGTAAATCGTGGATCTAACGGTACTATTTCTGTTACTTGACCTTTCTTGTCAATTTCTAAGTAGTGATAGCTGTTTCCCCACAAGTTCAACTGTGTCATTACTAAGTGTTTCCACTCAAAACTCGTCATATTTCTGTTTGGTTGGTCTTTTAAAAGTTTGTAAGCTGTGTGTTTCTTTGCTTTTTCTACCGTTCCGTTTACGTCCTGTAGTAAGTTTAACGGGTATTTTGCTAAGTCATCTGATAAAACTTTTACTGAACTATAAACCTCAGAAGTGTTAATAGCACTCTCTTCGTTTATGTTGTTTCGACTACCATTAAATATGTTTAAAAACCAGTCTGACGGGTTTCGTAAGTCGCTCAAATCATTACCACCTGTTGGCGTCTTATTTCTGAATATCATTCTCATTTCTCACCTCCTTTCATAGCTAAAGTTGTCTTTCTAACACAAAACTACAAATCATTAAGCTAACACCTAACACAATAAATCCGATAGTTTTGCAAAATAAAAAGCCTGCATATACTAACGATAGCAAGCTCGATATAAACAGTAAGAATACTGTTAATTGTATTAATTTTCTCATTAGAAACTAAATTCTCCTTTATCTATCATTTCATTTAAATCATAGCCAATATTATCGATAAACATTGCACGAGTAAAAGCAAAAATACCAGCTGCTGCCATATCTATCCTATCGCTAGACTTTTTCTTATCTAACATAATGTTATCTTGTGCATCAGATTTTGTTACAGCGTTACCCATACACCAAGTCAAAGCTTTATTTCCATCATGATGTATTTTGCCTTCGTAAACACATTCTCTAAAGTGTTTCGTTGGTTCATTAAGCGTAAGTACACCTTGACGTATTTCAACCATTAGATAACCTAATTTTTCCATTGTCTGAGACCATTGAGTAGCATTATAAGGGTCATAACACACTTCTTGAACGCTGTATTTATTTCTTAATTCCTCAATATAATCAATTACAAAATCATAATCGATTACTTCTCCTGGTGTTTTAACAATCCAGCCTTCCTCTATCCATTGAGAGTAGTTAACACGGTCAGTATTCATACGTTGAAACAACATATCTTCCGGCATAAAGCCTTTACTTCTTATTGCGTATTTATCATTACCTAATACGAATATAGAAGTAACCGCTGTTAAGTCTAACCTTTTTGATAAGTCAACTCCCACATAGCACGGTTTACCCTCTAGTTCATCATCCGATACTTCGCAAAGCTTCCATTTTCCCATGTCCATATATTTATTTTCTGGAGCATTTACCCAGATGTTCATATTCTTTGTTAAGAATTTAGACATTGTTTCCGGCTTATCAAGAGCTTCTTTTAATCTTTCACGTAAGAATTTTACACCCTCTGAATAACTAGCTAATATTGGATTAGCTTTTAACCAATTTGACTCATCTTTAATATCATCACCTTTATCTAACTCACACACCATAGCATAATATCCATTATTTTCTACTGGATTATTAGGATCTAATAATTTACTAACATAATCATATTCAGTTGAGTAACACGGATTGTTTAAATTGAATCCTGCTGTTGTAATAATGACTATTAAAGGTTGACTTCTTGCACCTTGTCCAGATTCTATTACGTCTAGTATTTCATCTGTAGGGTGTGCGTGATACTCGTCCATTGCTCCGACCTGTGGGTTAAACCCGTCCGCTGTTTTTCCAGAGTCACGGGAAAGTGCCATAATATAACTATTGCTTTTCTCGTGTTCAATTAAGCTACGTGTGATTTTAAATCTGTTTCTGATTTGACTACCTTGTATCTGTGCTTTAATCTCTTTAAACACAATATTTGCTTGGTCTCGCTTTGTTGCTCCTATATATGCTTCTGATGATGATTCTCCAAAAGCGGATATTTCATAAGATAAACAACAGGCTACATCTTGTGATTTAGCGTTCTTACGTCCTACTTGATAGTAAAACTTTCTAAATCTTCTAATACCTGTATCTTTATGAACCCAGCCATATATATTAGACCAGTTAAAAATTTGTATTGGAGCAGGATCTATATTTTGTCCAGCTAGTTTACCTTTTGTGTGTTTAAATAACGACATCCACTCTAGAAAATTCATAGCTTTGTCATCATCAAAAATAAAAGGAAACTCTTCAGTTCCCTCTCTTTCTAAATCTTTTATAAATCTTAAACACGCCCATTTCTCTTTTTCACAAGCTATTCGTTCTCCATCAACTGCTTGTCTCGCCCACTCCTTCATTGCATCTTTTAACATTATAAATTAGCAAACCTTTCTTTTACAGGATCTACTGGGGCTTCTGAATAAGCTTTATCCATAGCAATTTTCGCCCTTGCTACTGGTGTCAATCCTAGTTCAGATTGTAGAGATTTGAGTGTGTTAAATAAATCTTTTTGTCTAATCAATAATGGATGTTGTCCAAGTCCATAATCTTTAGTTCGTTCTGCTTCAACTAATTTACCATGTCGTCTAAGCTCACGTTCTGTTTCTTTGTTATAACCTTGGTCTGTCATTAATCCATCACGTTGTATAATCTGACTACAGTCTACGTACTTCTCGTAAGTGTCACAATAAATAGCTAACACATGTAAGTCTAGATTATTTAGTAAGTCTATAGAGTCTGCTTGTGCAACAATAAACCTAAATTCTTTCTTTGCTAAGTCACCTAACCACTTAGGTGGCTTTAGTTTATCTTTTGGTAATTTTAACTCGGATTCTACCTGTTTTCTAGCCTCTAATTTTTGCTTTGAAACACCTTGTCTTTTTCCACTCAAAACCTTGAGAGACATTGGTTCTGCTTTCCTTGCCAAAATCATCACCACCTTTCTAAATTTATCTTATTTGAAAAAAATAATTAAATGCATTTTGCGTACGAATGAGGGACGCCCGCTCCTAGAGAGGTTGGCTCTCTGAAATTTTTGGCGGGGGGTATCCCCGTGAGAGTACCACCCCTACTTCTTGTAGTGTTCAATTTTGTTATGGCACTCCTTACACACACACTCGAGGTTGTTCAAATCCAATCTCTTGTTCCAATCTGTTCTTACTTCTATCTTATGATGAACTAGGTTAGCTAGACCACCACACATGCTACAAGTGAAACAGTCTCGCTTCAATGCTTGTTGTCTAGCTTCCCTCCACTCTTTGCTTTTGTAAAACTTCATGACCTCATCGTTCTTACGTTGCTCGTTATAAATCTTATTTGAATATTGATTATGTTTATCACAGTAAGTTCCCTTACTGATTAGCGTTCTACATTTATGATGTTTACATTCCTTCATATCCACCTCAACAAAAAAAAGAGAGATATTATTTATTTTAATATCTCTCAATTATATTAATCTCATAGTACTATTATATCATAGACAAACCCGACAAACCCGACAACTTTTATTGTGAGTTTAAAATATAAAACAATTTATCTTTAAGACTTTGTAATCTTCTTTCTACAGTTCTAGTATGATAACATACTTCAGTTGCTACTTCTTCAACTGTTAACTTATATGTGTAACGAAACTTAAGGATCTTCTTGTCACGTACATCTACTAAGCTATGTTGTAATCTATCCACACACTTAATAGCATAATCATCTTTCTCAAAGTCATAGTCAGATAATTTATTTATTATATTATTCTCATTACTATTATTGAAATTACTATTATTAGTTTTTATTTCATCATCTCCAGATAATTTATCTTTCAAATAAATATTAAGTTGTTTCTTTATCTTAGGATATGCTTCTAAATAATAGTCAACATCATTCCTTGTATAATTAAATTTCTTATTCATCATTCCACCTAATTTAAAAGTATGTTGGGAAAGCTAGGAAAAACCAACGACTGCTTGTAAATATTATTTTGGAGAAGCTTTCACATATATTATGATCGACCTAGCTTTATTATTATTATATAAATATTCTAAACGCTTTTAAATAGTTCACGACAACAAATTTTATCAATTACTTTACACATGTTATTTATATCTCCATTAAGTTCAAACAACCACTCTTTCCTGTGATACATGTTTGATTTAATCCAGTGTAACTTGACTTCTTTATTTATTGTAATAGTCTTGTTTTCAAAGTTAATAGCATAACCGTAACCATACTTAACACTTAATCTTCGTGCTATTGCATAAACTATTTCTTCATCACGTTCTTCTCTTGCTCTCACGTTAATTCTAGTTCCAACTACAACAACTGAATCAATGAATCTATCTAGCTGCATACCAAGAAGATATTCTATTCTTCTAAAATATATCTTCTTAATATGATTACCTTGACGCTTACCTATGAGTCTTCTTACCTGTAACACATTAAACTTATTACTACCTTTAGTCCTTGTCTCAGATATAAGTTCTTCTAAGTAGTCTAAGTATCCCATGTCAAACTTAACTAACTCAACATTCTCACTCATTGTATGTAAGTAACAATATATATGTTTGTCTAAGTCAAAGTCTCCTAGTTTATTTAATTCGCTTAAATCATCAAGTGTCATTATGTATTTATCTTTCAACATCATGTTGTAAATATATTTGTAAGTATCATAATCATCTCCTGATAATGATATATCTTTTTCTAACTCTTCCATCACTGATGGATAAAACTTAACTAGATTTCTTATCACTAAAATCACCTCTATAATACCTGATTATAAATATTAAAAAACTTAATGCTGTCACACACATTACTCCTACGATTGTTAATGCTAATATTTTAATCATTGTCTTTTACTCTCACTACTATTTTTTCTTTCTGTAAATCTTCTATAAAATCTGGTACATCTCTTGCATATGATTTTTGATACAGTAAGCTTAACGCTACTGCAAGTTCTAACATGTCTAATTCTATATGATCTTTATTTTCTTTACCTTGTATTTCTATCATTAACACAACACCTCTTTAATT